TTGTTTTTTTCCCCAGTCTGGCCAAATACACGACGCACTCTGGCACGTGCCTGCTCCAACGTGATCGCACGATTCGTCTCCTCCACCAGCCGACGTGCCAGCGTCCGTGCCGGTGCATCTGGATGATCGTTCACCAACTTTTGAAGGATTCCCGCCACGGCGTCTGGTGGTCTGGCCATCACTGATCCTCCATGCGGTATCCGAGCTGCCACAGCACCGTGGCCAATGTGGTTGCCACCTCGGCAACGTGCTCTTCGCTGGCGTAGCCTTGGCAGGCGTGCAGCAGCTCGTGACAGATGGTGTCGAGCTCTTCGAGTCCCTTGATGCTCGTGCAGATCGAGATCGTGTGCTTGTCGTATTCGCACAGGCCGCACAGCTGCCGCCGCCGCAGACTGCGGTAGATCAGCTGCCACTGCCGGCCACAGATCTTGATCGCGCTACGTTTGAGTTTTGGCACGCTCTGCCTCCTTGCGAGCGTTGCTGATGGCCCTGCGTACCAGCATCCGGCTTACAACGGATAAATACGGAATGCCGCGTTTGCGAGCCTCCTCCTGAAGCCATCCGCAGATTTCCTCAAAGCGTACTTCGCACTCATCGGCCCCCCACTCATCCATGCGCTTTGCATGATCGCTGCACTCGCAGCCAGAGTCAGCAGAAAAGCCGATGTTGCGGATAAGTTGCTTTAGATGCCAGCCTGGACCTCGTGCCCTACAGATTCGAACGATTTTTTTTGACTTTGACAAAGAAACACGACCACACAGCAAGCACACTCGCTGCCCACCTTCTTGTTGCCTAAAAACGCACTTCATGTCGCGATAGTGATTTGAGCGGTTGCCTCAAACGCAACATACTTCGCGGTTCCAGACGGACCTACAAAGTATGCGCCAATGTCAACCGGGTTTCCCGACAAAGTGTAAAACTCTGAAACAGACAGTTCAGCAGGGGTGCTACAATACTCCGTTACTGACTGGCCTTCTGCTGAACTGGTTGGAGAAAAAAACGAATAGTTTGCGAGTGTCGTACCTGTGTAGTGCCCTAGTCGCAAAAAGAAATTGTTTGCGTCAGTAGTGCCAAAAAAGAAATCAACAGTGCTTCCGTACAAAGAAGAAGATGTGTTTTCGCAATACCAATTTATTTGAACAGCAAACTTTGCGTCTGCCACTTGCCAAGAAGTAGGATCTTCAAACAGTAGCTCATAAACAGCACGAGACTGCCTAAACGGTTCTTCGATGTATTCCTTAAACGGAAGTACAAACTCCCCATCAAGTATCGAGCGAATCTCCGTTACTTCCCCTGCGGAAACATTGTTGTTGTCGTTAAAAACGACACTGCCAAGAAGCACATCGAGCGACAATTCGTCTGGAATGCTGCAACCAGAAATGTTGCAAATACTAGGAGTACAGCACGGCCGACAAGGAAAAAACATCAGTCGCACTCCGCAGCAAGCAGAATCCAGCCAAATCCGTTGTTGGAAACAGCTACCCACCTAGCCGTGTTTGTGCTAGTCGGTATATCCGCAAAGTAGTTGTACGCACTCAGTGTCTCAACGCTTGACTCGCTGCCAGGCTGGCCAGAATAAAGTGTTACAGTGCCAGAGTTTTCTTTGCTCCAAGCGGCTGTGCTTATCTGGCCGATCATGCACCGAACACCAACAGCGTTGCGACCAACCTCCGACGGCAGCACCTCGCGTGATCCAACACGCCGGCCTTCAACACGTCGTATGGCATCACCAATCCGCTGAGCGGATGCCTGGTCGAATCCGTAGACTGCCACGACTACTCTCCGAGCACGAGATACTGCACGCCGATATCGTTTGTCTGGTCGGTGGCTGTGTACGTCGCCATTCCCAGCGTGATGCTAGGCGATAGCCGCACTGGTCCAATCACGTCGTTGTTCTGCAGTTGCGCAAACTCCTGCAGCGTTGTGCCGTCATAGTGGCCAATCGCAACGTAGGCCGTGCCGGCTGTGGCGGTCGAAAGGCTGCGGAATGCTGCAAAGCCAGCAGTCTCCACGTCACCTAGAGAGATAGTCTGGACAGCTGTGCCTACCTGCACGACGCCGCCAGTAGACACGGCAGTCGCCTGGTCGTAGCTGCCACCGCCGCTGAACAACTCAGAGAGATTGCCGTTTTGCAACGTCATTGAAAACGAAATGCTGATTTCATCTGCCATGTCAGTACATCCTCAAATCGGACAGCATTGAGTCGAAATTCCCAACAGGGTATGGCCGAGCTGACAACGTTCGCAGAGCACCAAGAACGCGCGATGAGCCTTTTGAGGCAACGCGAGAAATAGGCACTTCAACAACAGCCTGACCACCTTGGCCATTTAGTGGCACTGGTGATGTGATCGGGTTGCCAAGGTCGTCCAAAATAGCCCGCCTCTTGTAACCGCCACCGACCTCCACGAGCTCGTTAAAGCCGGCGTCGTAGTACGCGATTTCCCACGTTTTCGGATTAAACGTTAGCTCGAGGCCGACTTTCCACAGCATCGACTTATCGTCAAACTCTGCCGAAAATCCGGTGACTCGCAACGTGTACTCTGGTGCGCCAAGGTACGCACTGCCATTGCATCTATTCATCCAATAGAACATGCGATGCAAAGCAGGATTGGGGTTGAACTCATTTGTGTACTTAATGGCAGACAGCGACGTTTCTTCCTCGAGGCCGTCGACTGGATCGCCTGCGCTATTGCAGAATGATGCACCATTCTCGTCTGTAGCTGGCTGCGTGATCTGAGAAGTGCTGACGCTTATCCGCCGCCACGTCACTGTTTCAAGCGTCCGCGGCTGCTCGCTGCCTCCGCTGTCAGTGTTTTCGTATGTGCTCAGACCTTCGTAGGTCAGCTCAATCTTTACTCCGTTCTCAGTGCCCTGATACCAGCCGAATCGGCGTGAGGAGCACCGAGCTACGATACCGTCGAAGTTCCGCAAGCTGTTCAGCTGGTCGATCGGCTCGCCACCGAGGCCCGGCCACGCGGTGGTGCTGTTGCCGATCGTGACAAACGAAGGATTTGGCGAATCGCTTTTTGCCAGCAGTGTTCGTTTTATGGTGAACGTGCCGCGATCCTTGCCGCCCTTCGACTCCTCGAAGGCGTCTTCGTAGAGCACAACAACATCATAGAACGCCACGGCTAGACTCCGATTGTTGCGTTGGAGATGCTGCCGGCCACCGCAGAACCAATAGCACCTGGCAGCGCCTGAATGCCTTGTGCTGTCTGTGCCGTGTTCCGAGCGATCTGCTGATCAACGCCGTTTTGTGATCGAGGATCTGCACCACGTAGCACGGAGTTGCGGAAGGCTTCGCCTTCAGAAGATCCAACTACGATTGCGTTCAGCTTTTCGGCGCTGGCACCAATTCGCTGAGAGATCTTTTCCGCCGCCTTCGATGATTCAATAGCTGTGGCGACAGACACATTTTCCAGCGAGTCCGCGGACGAACTTGCAGACTGGTCCATCTCGGCGGCTATCGCTGACTGCGACTGCTCAAGCTGCGCCGTAAGATTTGCAGTTGACGCCTCGAGCTCAGCGCCGAAGTCTCGTCCTAGATTTGCTGCCTGTGCAGATCCGCCGCCGGTCTCACCAAGCGCGTACTCAAGTAGCGCCCCAGCAGCCACACCAATCAGCGCCACAATGACGCCTACGCCTGTGGACGCAAGCAGTGCCCGGAACGACGTTGCCAGTCCTACGTTTGCCACAGAGGCTGCAAGTGCCGCAAGGCGATAGGTCGCAAGTGCTGCAACAACGACACCAAGACCAACAGCTGCCCCTGTTGCGTTATTGGCAATAAAGACAAGCCCATTGAAAAACGGAGACAACAGGCTTGCGACGATCGGTGCGAGCCCTGCGGTGATTTGCGTCAGCGTCTGAGCCAACGCAGTTAACGACGTGACGGCAGCTGTAGCGACTTCAGAAAGATCCAGACCCCCCACAAATGCCGCGAACTGATTTGCGACAGCGGTGATCTGCGGAATTGAGTTTCGGATAGCGTCAATCACCGCTTTGTACGCAGGCTGCAATCCTTCACCGAGCTGGGCACGGACGTTCTCAAACTCCGCTTGCAAAATGCGCTGCTGATTTGCCAATGACGAGCTGGTGCGCGTGAAGTCTCCTTGCGCAAGCGTTGTCTGCATCATGATTGCGTGCAGTGCCGCTTGGGCTTTCTGTGCTGGCGTTAGGGCATTCTTAGTGGTAGAGACCAAGCCCATCTCGAACGCAACTTGCCGGAGTGTCGCATCATCAAGCAAAACACCATACCGACGCAGCGGCTCTGATTCTCCACGAAGACCGGCACCTAGAGCTTGCAGTGCCTCTTCCACCGTTGTGTTGTTAAAGCTCGCAAGATCAGACGCCAAGGACACAAGCGTTGTTGAGTATCCGGCCGATTGCTGCTCTGTTAGGCCGATAGCGCGAAACAGGTTGCCAAACGTTCCAGCCGCCTGCAGTGCAGCAGATTCCGAGAGGCCAATGGCGGAAGCTGCTCTGGCAAACTTCTGCACCTCATCGGCCGACTTTCCAAAAATCACGCCGCTCTTGCTCTGCTCTTCGCCAAGCGAAACACTCGATTCAACTAGTCCAGAAAGTGATCTTGTCAGGCCACTGACAGTTGACGCTGCAAGGCTGGCCGCTCGTTCAAACGCAAGAAACGTTGTAGCAATATTGATGTTGCCAAGCTTGCTGGCCACGGTGCTGAACTTGTTCAGTTCACCGCCAGCACGACGAAGACCAGCCGTCAAGCCACCGGTAGTGGCTGTGATTCCGACACTGACCTTGCCAAACTGATTGGCCATCTAGAGCGCCTTTGGTATTCGCTGGAGTGTCTCGTGTATCTGCTGTGGCGTTTGCGGCCTTGGCTCAACTGGCATGAAGTCAAGCGGCTTTCTTGGTGGTGCGTTCTTGCCACGATTTGCGTTGTAGAACTGGCAGACCTGCACAGCGTGCCGAAGCCACTCATCCCCAAACGGCTCAAGCTCATAGAAGGCAAGCCATTCGTAGAGCAGATCGACCGGCATGCTTTCGGCCAGGTCGTCGACGTCCCATATACCTAGAGCTAATGCCAGCCGAAACAGAAAGCGCCTGATCGGCCGGCTCTCTAGTTTTTTGCTGCGTCCTCCACTGCTGATGCACTGATGCCGTTGAGCCGCGCGCCGACATCGAAAATCTTTTGGATCACGTCCGTGTCAAACTCGCCAAGCCACTCAGAGTCTTCGTCTGTGAAAAGCTTCTCACCTTTGTCGTTCACGCAAACAAGGGTGCAAAATCGCGCACGAATGTTTTCCAAGTTCACCCGCCCGACGACACCTTGATTCACCATTGCCTCAAACTTGTCACGAGAGGCCGCCGTCATTTTGGAAACGTACAGAGGCTCATCGCCAAGCTCTGGCACGTGAAGCGGTTCACGCGGCAGAGACGACTTTCGTGCTTTGATTTGCTCCCTAGTGAGAGACATTTCGCGCCTTTCCCTTGATTAGCCAATGTCGCCTGACAGTTTGACAGTGGCAGTTGCTGTCATCAGTTCTTCTTTGGTTGCGGTAACCTCGAAGCCGGTCAAGAATCCGTAGGCGCTCCAAGCGGTCGTAGCGGTGCCACCGTTTGGATATGTAATCACCAGCGCCTGCGCGGTTCCGGTGTTTGTCATTGCACCTTCAATGGTCGCCTTCAGCGACGGATCAAAATGAACCTCGCAGCTCATCTCGCCAGGATCGTACATGCGAGAGGCAAGAAACTCTTTTCCGCCAGACGATCCCAAGTGGCTTGCGTCGACTGTGTTTCTGGCAATCCCAGAGTGCGACACGCTCGCCAGCTTGAGCGACGAAAAGACCGAGCCAAAAGAAACTGTAGCGCCGTCTGCTAGATCACGAGCCATTTCAGCAATCCTTTGCTAAGGTTCGACGTGAGTTACCACGACCGTCAGGTCAGTTCTGTAGACCGGCATCTGGTCGCCGGATGGGGGCGGCTCAATTGTGTCAGATTCGTCCGTGACTCTGACCAATCGGATGTCTGTGGTCTTTTTGTATTCTAGTGCTCGCCTAATCGCACGCGCGAGATTGCGGCTCTCCGCAAATGTTTCGGCCAACGCCGATACGCTGTATGTAGCACGCGCAAAGGCCGCGGTGTTGTCGAGGCTCAGAAACTCATCGCGGCTGTTTGTCTCCCGCGAATACACGACAGCCGGCAGCGGCCGTCCCTGCGGCGCTTGCGTCGAGTAAATACGGTGCGATACCACGATCGCCACCTCTGGTGCGGCCGAGAGCAGTGAAACCACAGCTTCATCTATGTGGATCATCCTGCTGCCCTTTTTGCGTCTCTGCGTGACTGCTCTGCAAAAGCCTTTTTGAGAGCAGGCCCAAGCTCGGCTTTCAGGTCTCTCGCAATCCCCGGCAATGAAGATTTCACCCAGCGTTCAAAGTTCTTCGTGGCTGCGTATCCTCTAACCTTCTTGACGAAAAACGCTGGATCAATACCGGCAGCGGCGAAGTCTGAAGCGAACGATTTCACTCGCGCCCAAAGTCGTGTTTTCTGTAGCGGAACACGCATGGCCCTGCCAATCGGCCTCCGCTCTCTGACGCCATCCTCGAGCCACCATGCGTGAAAGCCCTTACTTTTGCCGGTGCGTCGGTATCCGATAATTGCGAAAGCGTTGCCGTTTCGTGTCCGCTCAACTTTCACGCCGGCCGACTTGCGAAGATTTCCACTCGGACCCTTTGGTGTATTTGCCTTCAAGCTCTTTACCGCTGGCTTGCATGCACGATTCATCGCTGCGCCGAGGTACTTTTTGCGCACGCTTTTGTCTACTTCATTGAATCGCTTCAAAAGCTCATCAATGCCGTCGACACGAACCTGCATCTTTCCTGCCATCAGTCCACTACCTCCGTCACCAGCAGCTCGTGTTCAACGCGGCGTCCCTTCTCGAGCACGCTGATGATTTCAAACGTGCGGCCCTCGGCAACAATCCGGTACTTTGGCTTGAGTCCGTCTGTGTATCGCATTCGCACGCGGTGCGTGACTGTGGCTTCCAGTGCCAGAGCGTTGATGGTCTCTGTGCCAGATAGCGGCAGCAGTGCGATGTAGCGCGTTTTCCAATCGCTCCACGTGAGCTGAAACTCACCGAGGCTGTTGCGTGTCTCGGCCGGCTGCTGAATCACGGCTTTTGTGTCGAGCTGGCCGGTGTTCACTTCAGTTGCCCCACATGACAAACGCAAACGCAGCCGTGGTTTGCGATCTGGAAGAGTCAACAAACACGCTGATTGAAAGGCCGCCAAGCGTTTCGCCAACCCTGCGAGCTGGCTGCGACATTGCTACGCCACTGTCCTCGGAGCAGATCTTAAATCCCTTGCTCAGTGCTGGATCGCCTACAGTCAGCACGCCGTAGGGATCTGCAACAAACGCTATCCCGTCTACGCTGTTTTCGTTGATAAACGAAACGGTGCTGCCATCTGCTGCAACGTAGCCGCATGATGTCCACGCAAACGTGGATGCTGCCGTGCCGCACGTTCCCGTGACGATAGCTACCTTGGTTCCAGAGTAGGTATCGTTCCTGCTCAGACGAATCTTTTTGAGAGTGTCGAGATTGGTGGTGTCTGCAGAGTCGTTAAAATCGACCGCAACCTGCACGCTGCCTTCAACGCTCATGCGTATCGCCTCCATGCCAGTGGCGCGAGTAGATCGTAAACGCCAAGCGGCACGTCTTTGGCTCCAGCTCGGTCAACGGCTTCTCTGTTTGTGTACCAGTGCGACACGAGCATCTTAATCGAGTGCTTGACCATCTGCGGAACCGCAGCAACGCTGCCGTAGCCGGCCAGGTACGTGATCTGCACGGCCTTGTCGTCAATGCGAGTGCTGGGCCATGTCTCGAGATAGAGCGGATACGCAAGGCCCGGCGTGTAGTCCTTGTCCACGCGAAAGTCTTGCGTGCCGCTTTCGGCCCAGGTCAGCGTCTGCGTGGTGCCGCCAGTGTCGACATACGAAATAGAGACGGTGGCCTCCGAGCCAGTCGCATTCAGCCGCAGCGGCGGGCGCGGGAGCTCGATGCGGATGTGCGGAAAGTCGTCGAAGGCCACCGTGTACTGGCAATCAGCGAACGTCCGCTCGCAGTAGTCCTCGCACCACCGTCTTGCAGCGTCGATCAGACCGGCGATGTAGTCATCGTCATCGGTAAAGTCCACGATGCGCAGGTGCTCTTTGGCTTCGGCAACGGTGACCGGCCGTGCATCGCTTGTCGGATCAGTAGCCACCACCAGCGATCGGTATGACC